GATATACTTTAGAAAGATTTTTTTGATTTTGGGAAATAAAATAGATATATATATATGTATATATCAACAATTAATTAATAAATGTAATATAGGAGATACAAAATGAATAAAGCTTATTTAGATAGGTTTATAAGTAAATATTCACTTGGAGATAGTGTGAATTCGGTGGTGTTGAATGTAAATAATGAAGTTCTAACTACGGAGTTTATAACTTTGGATAAGTCTTTACTTGGAAAAGTTACTTTAGATACTTTTCAGTTTGAAGATGTGCAGTTGGGAATCTATGACACTAAACAGTTGGCTAGTTTATTGGGTGTTTTAAATGATGATATTAATTTAACAGTAGTTAAATCACAAGATAAAGTGGTTTCAGTTAAATTTGAAGACTCATACGCATCTATAAATTATATGTTGAGTGATTTATCGGTTATTCCTGATGTGCCCCAACTGAAAAGTGTTCCAGAGTTTGAATTGTCGTTAAAAATAGATAGTTTATTTATATCGAAATTTATTTCTGGTAAAAATGCATTAGCTGAATCGGAAACGTTTACAGTTTTGACAGATGCAAATACGGATAGTTGTAAATTTGTTATTAATTATTCTGCTATTAACACTAATAGGGTTAATTTACCAGTAACGGTAGATACTTTTAGTGATGTGGGGCCATTATCCTTTAACGCGGAACTATTCTCAAAAGTTTTACAGGCTAATAAAGAATGTGAAAGTGCAAGTATGGAAATTTCGAGTAAGGGATTGGCAAGAGCATCTTTTAAAGTAGATAATTATGATGCGGTTTATAATTTAGTTGCTAGTCAAAGTGTAGATTAATCAAATAGTTATCAATGTATTTAGATTACTTTGATAAGTTTAAAAATATGGAGCCCTACCTTAAAATAGATAAAAAGGAATGGGCTTACATAAAAGAAACTTTTGATAGACCCGACATTCAGGAAACTCTCGTAGAGATTTTGAAGGATTATGAGTTACCTACGCAAGAGTTAACTAAAAAAGATGCTTACAAAGATTTTATGAAGTTAAAGGGAATACAATGGCCCGATTATTTGATAAAAACTGAGTGGTACGCCAGGTCAGAGTATAAATGGCCATTAACTAATAAAATTATACGGAGAATAAACAGAGGAAATGACGCTAGTAATTATTTCCAACAGTATAATAGGTGGTCGGTAGATGGAACTATTTCTCCAGGTCCAGTTAGGACTTGGGGAAACCCAAAGTTTATGTATACTTTGTTAGGTTCTTTATTTACACTTGAGGTAGAGAAGGTAGATAGGGGAACATTAAGGTCGTGTATTGGACTTCGTAAGTATATATGTTCTCAGTTTAAACCAAATGTAGCAAAATCAATTTATGATATGTTTAAGGCAGAGAATATACTTGATTTTTCTATGGGTTGGGGTGATAGATTGGCTGGATTTTACGCTAGTGATTATGGGAAACATTATGTAGGTATTGACCCACGTAAAGAGAACCATTCAATATATGAAGAACAATCAAAGTTTTACGACAAACATTTAGGGTTTTTCGAACAAGAGAGAAAGTCTGAATTTCATTGTTCTCCCGCAGAGGAGTTTGATTTTTCACAATATGATAATTATTTTGATTTGGTATTCACTTCACCACCATATTTTAATGTAGAGCGTTATAGTTATGATGATACTCAAAGTTGGGTTAGATATAAAGATATAGATGATTGGAATACAGAGTTTTTACAGAAAACGTTGAATAATTTATGGGGAAGTATTAAAACTGGTGGATATTTATTAGTGAATATAAGTGATGTAAATGCATCGAGTAAAGGTAGGAAGGCAAAGGGTTGGCTACCTATTTGTGACCCTATGAACGACTTTTTAGATACATTTAAAGATAGTGAATATAAAGGTTGTGTTGGTTATGAAATGGCAAAAAGACCAAATTGTATCGGTGTTGGAACTGCTAAAGTAACAGAAGAAGCTAATAGAAAACCTGAATATATATTACCCGACAAGGTAGGGTTATTTGGAGAACCAATTTGGATTTGGAAAAAAATATGATTATAAAAGAAGATCATGGGTTATGGGTAGAAAGATATCGGCCTTCAACAATGGAAACTTACATAGGGAACGAGCATCTCAAAAGTAAGGTATCCATTTATTTAGAGAGTGGTGACTTGCCACATCTTTTACTGTACGGAAGAGCTGGTACAGGTAAGACTACTCTCGCTAAATTACTTGTTAATAATATAGAATGTGATTATCTATATATTAACGCGTCAGATGAAAACAATGTAGATACTGTTAGAACTAAAGTGAAGACCTTTGCATCCACTATGGGATTTAAGGATATGAAGATTATTATTTTAGATGAGTGTGATTACATTACACCAAATGCACAGGCGGCACTTCGTAATCTAATGGAAACATTCTCAAAACATTGTAGATTTATTCTAACTTGTAATTATGTAGAGAGAATTATAGACCCGATACAATCTCGGTGTCAATCATTTCAGATAGTACCACCATCAAAGAAAGAAGTGGCAGTTCATTTATCAAATATATTAAAAAATGAGAATGTAATTTTTAAAGTAGATGATATAGCAACTATTATAAATGGTGGATATCCAGATATTAGAAAAGTTATAAATACATCACAACGACAAGTTGTAAAGAATGAACTTAAATTAGATGCTCACGAAATTATATTGAGTGATTATAAATTAAAATTATTAAAAGTAATACAAACTAAAAGTAAAACACGGAAGGAAATATTTACAGAAATAAGACAAATACTGGCAGATGCAAAAGTTACAGATTTTGCAGATTTTTTCAGATTGTTATACGATGAAGTAGATACTTATGGGACGGGTCATATAGCAGAATGTATTTTGATTATTGCACGATATGAATCATCCGATACCCATGTAGTAGATAAAGAGATAAACGCAATGGCAATGTTAATAGAAATATTAGGAGTAATTACATAATGGAAGAAAAGTATTGGGGAGAGAAAACCTCTCCCGTTAAGAAAGCAGTTAATAATAAAGAAATTACAGAAAAACATATAGCAGTACATGAGAACAAGATTTATTATTATGCTGGTGTGAATAGAGAAAGTGCAGCAGAACTAAATAAAAAGATAGGAGAATTACAAGTAAGAAGTTTTACAATGGCAAATAACTTGGATGTAGAACCATATCCTATTCATCTACATATAAATTCGGGAGGCGGTTCCCTTATTTCAGGAATAGCATCAATGGATACAATACTGAGATGTAAGGTTCCTGTTATAACATATGTTGATGGATTTGCTGCAAGTGCAGCAACATTTCTTTCAATAGTGGGTAATAAGAGATTTATTAGTAGACATTCATATATGTTAATACATCAATTATCATCAAACTTTTGGGGAAAATATTCAGAGTTTCAAGATGCAAAACAAAATTTAGATTTGATGATGGACACAATTAAAAATGTATATAAGAAATATACAAAAGTTCCAGTCAGAAAATTAAACGAAATATTAAAACATGATTTAATGTGGAATGCTGAAACGTGTTTAAAATACGGATTAGTAGACGAAATCATTTAAACAAAACAACAGGAGAAAGAAAATGGCAACAGTTAACGAATTACACGCAAAAATCAAAGAACACTTTGAGGAATTTGATCTAAATCACGCAGTACATGCTGAAAAAGGTAACAAAGCAGCAGGTGGTAGAGCAAGAAAACATATTGGAGAGATAAAAAAACTGGTAACAGATTATCGTAAAGCTTCAATATCAGAATCAAAATAATGGAGATATAAATGAGCACTAAACCAATGAAACCTTTATCTAAACCTAAACAAACTGTAGATTTATCAAAGGCAGATACTTTACAATGTGAGGAATGTGATAATTATTTGTTTATTACCTCATATGTGATTAAACGAGTTTCTGCAATTTTATCACCATCTGGACAAGAAGGATTAGTTCCAATTCAAGTTTATAGTTGTGGTAATTGTGGTACAGTTCC